GCTCAAGTTCTTCCTTGATACTTCTTGCTTCATTTTCAAGCGCATCAAGGTCAGCTTCAGGATTGTCCAGTTCAACTGCAATAGCAACTTTCCGTTCCTCAAGCTGTTCGATGGTCATTTCTTTGATTTCCATTTCACATCTCCATCAGAATACGGATTTTTTTCTTTCTGCGGTCAATTTCTGCAAGTCTGGCACGTTCACTATCCAGTGATGCTTTTGCACTATCCAGTGCATCTGCAAGACCTCTTGCCTGAATAACCGTAGAACTGTACGCTGGGAAAGTGACGGCACTGACTTCAAAAACCTGCCGTATAGAACGCACGTGCCTGACAGGATGGTCAGTGTCAACATCTTCCCAATTATCTTTATCAACAGTGAACATAAACGACATCCCACTTATGTCACCACGTTCAACCGCTGAATAAAGGCTTTTTGCATCGGCATTGCGTTCCGTGTCCAAATCAACACGGATTCCCATGCCGTCAGCGTCCACACTCATCTGCATGGTGCTGTTCTCATTGTTGTTTCTTGACCGTGCAAGTGGAATCATGTCCACATTGTGATTGATCAGGAAACGAACATCTTTCAAATCAGTCGCATCAAGCGCACCCTGTTCAATGACTTCGTCATACATTCCCAGATTCGTGCGCTGACCAAAAACAATCGGTCTTCCTGTCAGGAAGTGTCCATGTTCTTCGTTCTGTTCTGCCCTGACTTCAAAGTCAAATGTCCTTAGTTCCTTTTTCACCTTTTTTCACTCTCCTTTTCGGTTGCTTCTTGTGATAAAAACAACCATCCAACTGTTCAAGACCCTTCACAGGTGCATCAACAATCAGGTCTTTGCACCGCTCCATTGCATACGCAACAACCTTCTGCGGATCAGGAATAAATTCCGTGTTGATGATAATCAAATCGTACTGTTCATACTGGAACTTGGCAGCGTCCTTGTGGAAGGTTCTGCGGTATGTCGAATTGCATTTGATGCAATTCGGTTCCCAACCGTCAACACCGTCAATATTGGTGTATTCTGTCAGCAGTTTCTTCCAACCACCGTCACCGCAGTTGATGTCAAGAATGTCAGCGTTCTGTTTGAAGTTCTCCCTGATAAAGTCACATACTTTGATGAAGTCATTATTCGGCATTGTCAGCATCTCCCACATTGTAATATTCGCCACGAATCGGCAACTGTGAACCAAGCGGTTCTGGCAGTGGTGGCAGATTCCAGATTTCACGAATTTCGTTTCTGGTCATCAAACCACGGTCTGCCATCTGTGCGGAAACATTCAACTTGTCTTGGTTGCTCAGATACTGCAATCTGTTCGCAGTGACTGACACACCGTTCCCTTGTGACTGCTCACGCAGTGTGAAGAACATCTTCTTCAGGACTTCGCTTTCCTGAATCGCAAATGGTTCAATGACCGATTCATAAAACGCTGACCAGTTATCTGATGTGAAGTGACTTTGCAGAATGTCTTCGTTGACACCGTAATAACGATATACATTCGCTTCAATTGCTTTGCGTTGTTCCGCATCCACAACCCACGGTTTTACATCAACTTGTTTGATATCCGTATAGGTATTCGGAAACAGCAACAGTCCTGAACCAGACGCAAGGTTTTCTGCCGTATATCTTTCACGTTCCCTTTTCAGGTCTTCAGCCTTTGAGAAGTTTGAAAGCTTTGCCATGAATCTATATGTCGCAGCTGACTTCACACCTTCTTCAATGCCCTGATTCTGAATGTGAATCAGTTCCATTGTCTGTTTCAACGCTTCGTTGTTCTCCCCGAAGAAGTCAGACTTGTATTGGTACTTTGTCATGATTCCGCAGTATTCCAGTTCCACCGATGCTTTCACGCCACGTGCAAATTCATAACGCAGATATGGAACACCTTCATACTGTGCAATTTCGCACCGTGATGGCAACGGTGTATAGATTCCTGACGGTTGTCCGTACTGGTCAAACACTGGCGTGATGAACGCAGTGTTGTGGACATCAAGCAATGTAGAAAGTCTGTACTGGAACTGTGACCATGTCTGGAACTCGTTTGGATTGTTCTTCAGTTTGTTTTGCAGTTGCGGTCGTGCTGCACCATATGTTTCAACACGCAACTTGCTCATGTGTGTCGCTCTTGCATTTATAGCTGCACGGATCAGATCACTTTCGTAAATACTGCCACCGAAACTTGTAAACCGTGGCGTATATCCGTTCAGCATTTTAAAAGTTTCTTCAACTCTTTCATCAACTTTTGGTCTGTTTCCGAAAATGCGGTCAAACAGCCCCATTGTCATCACCTCTGTTTTTCAACTGTTCCCCATATTCACCGAACCACTTCTGTCTGACGGTCATTGCATCTAATAACGAAGCTGTTCCGTCAATGTGGTATGAAGGATTTATCTTTACCAACCTGCCACGACCACGTTCTGCACTCATCTTGATTGCACTGTTCAGCAGGTGTATTTTCAAAAGGTCATTGTCGCCAATGTGAATCTTGTGATCTTCCAGTAAACCTTCGGTTTCCTGAATGGTGGAATAAAGGTTTTCACCCTGATACACATCATCCATCAAAAAACCATACTGCTTCATATCTTGCACAAGATACTGCGCTGAATAACGGTCATACCCTGTTACAAGTGGGTATATCTGATATTCTTCAACCAGCATCTTGAACCATTCAAAGCAGTCGTGATAGTCGATGAAGTTATCACCTGACGGTTGCAACAATCCCCTTTGTATGTAGATGTTGTATGGCACACCATCCCTTTGCGTTGCTTCGTCAATCTTCTCTGATGGCAAGAAGAACTTTGCGAACACGTACAGTTCACCGTTCTTCTCAATGACCACTGTGCAAGCCGAAAGGTCAACTGTTTGCGACAAGTCTATTCCAGCGACTGCATACGAATTTCTGAAATCTTCCAGTTTCAGTTCTTCACCGCAAGCTGCTTCAATTGTCTGCGATGACAACCATGCAAGTGAACTGCTGCTTTTCAGGCAACAGTATTTGCACATGAACTCATTGCGCTTGCTCAAAGAACCTTCTGCAATTGCGATTTCTTCAAGCATGAACTTGACTGGTATTGACACACCAAGGTTCGGATTCGCTTTGCGTAATTCGTTGATGTCGTTCCATCGTTCAGCATCATCAATCATGTATAAGAACGGCAACAACCTTGATTCTTTGCTATCACCTAACAAAAACCGTGTAGAACGCTTCACCATTTCGTCATACACGGAATCATTGATATATCCTGAAGTGGTGCAGCTCAGAAGCAGACCTTCCAGTCTTGCACCCATTCCTGATTTCATCACTTCATACTGGCGTAAACCCTTGTCACCTTCCCAAGCTGCAATTTCATCACAAATGCAAAGTGACGGATTGAAACCGTCACTTTTCTTCGCACTGAAAGCAATCTTCTTGACAGATGAATTTGTGCCAATAATGGCAAGGTCTGACTGTCTGTGCTTCGGCAGCATGGACTGGTCTTTGATCTTGACATTGTGTGTGTCACGCTCATCCAGTTCTTCTTTCAACGCTTGGTATTCAGGATCAAGCGTTACCATCTGCCAAATGTTGTTATAGACAATGTCTGCCTGTTCAAGTTTAGGTGCGATGCAGAATATCTTCGCACCGAATCCACCTTCACACCTGAAAAAGTAATTTCCAATTCCTGATGCAAGGATTGACTTGCCGTTTTTCCTTGCAACCACCAGAAGAACTTCACGGAACTGTCTGTGACCTTCTTCATCCATGATTCCGAAGATTGCAGACAATAATGCTTTCTGCCAGACTTCCAGTTTGATTCTATTCGGTGCAAGATGTCCTTCAGTGTGAAACCAGTGTTCTTCAGCCCAATCAATTGCTTGATTTGCTTTCTTTTGGTCGAAGAAAAACCGCTTTTGTTCCAGTCCGTTGACCAGATATTCGTAAACAAGCCTTATCCACTTGCCAACCGTCACAGAACCATTTGTAATCTGTTGGTAGTACGTGTAAATATAATTTTCTTCGGCTAATTTTTTCTTTCTCATGCGGTTTCAGGACAAGTCGAGAGTGAACGCACTAAAATTCGAC